TCAAATGCGTCCTGTAAATCTTTATCTGTTTTATTTGACACTTCTTTTATGACCCTCTTGATTATTTACAAATACTCTAATTAATCTTGATAGATCAACCTCTTCTGTTTTAAGAGATTTAGGATGTGTGAATCTAACTTTACTATCATTCACTCTTAACATTGCACCACCCCAACTATCCATGACAACAGCGTCATCTGTATATTTTCTCCAGTCGTGAGAAGAATAACCTAATACATCTTTACTCATTATTTACCTAACTGTTCTTCTGCTTCTAAATTTAAAGCAATATCAATGTCTGAATCTTCTTTCAATACATTTTCTTTATAGTCTTTAAAAGGCGACTCATCTTTCATATCATTTATTTCAACATCACCATCTTCTTTAGCAAACTCATCATCTGTATAGGCAACTTGACCTACATAGTTAGTCTTACCTGATTCAAGATAGTTGGCGTCAACCATATAGTTTTCAACACCATTTTTAGTTTCTGTAATCTCATGGTTTATTTGAGAATGATCTATTCCACCATTATCTAAAAACAGTTTATCTGCCTCATCTTTATCTTTTGCTAAGACATCTTGTTCTATAGCCAAAGTGTAGTATGTTATTTTTCTGTATAGGTTTTTACCTACATCTTTTTCACTAAACATTATTTCTGTTGTTTTATCCATTATCTTTTTTCTCCTTCTTCATTACTGTCATTCCTGACTCTGTTTTATAGATCGTCCAAAATCCATTATCATCTGTATAATAACCATCTACTGTCATTTTGACTTTTGTTTTTTTATTTTTAATTTTCTTTTTCATTATACTCCTACTCCGTTATGTCTGAAATCAACGATTGGCATAAAATCATAAGCATATTCATTATCAGGTAATGTACCTGACATTTGAACATGACAATCATTTTTCTTTCTATTATCAAAGAAAGTCTGTAAAGTTGTTTTTAAATTCTTTGCCATCTGTTCGTGTATAGAAACACTAAACTTAGCAAACAATGTACCACACATAATAGTACAATCGGTAGCACTTTCAGCCAATGCAAGTTTCATTATGTCTTTTCTTAATTGAATAGACTTAACTGTTTCATCAGCCATTTCTTGACCGATAATTTCTTGTTCTCTCAACTTATTATATTCTTGTGGTGTCATATGTTTCCTTATAGTTATTTTGTTTTAACATTGATTCAACAATTGGTTTTAATAAAACTTTTTGTTGTGATGTTATTCTAGTATCGTTATATCTTTTAATTTTATTTTGTATATAACTTGGTTCAATGTTAATCACTTTGCAATAGTAATTGAATTGTGGATCATTACTCATAATCCAATTGATTGCTTCTATTTTATGTTTCAAGTCTTGTTTATTAAGACCTGTGTATTTGGCATCCTCAACTGATTGTGTAAGTATTGCCGTAATTAAACCTTCTTCACCTTTTATCATTATTGTTTCTCCTGACATACGATTGAAATAAACATAGTACTTGTTCCTATTACAAATAATGTAAAGGCAAGTAACCATTGATCTGTTTCTACAGCACCAGTGGCACCAACTAATGCAAGCACACCTAATACAGCAAACCAAGTCGCCATAATTTCTTTAAATTTATTCATTATATGTTCTCCGATATAACTTCATCAACGTTTTCTGAATCAATCCCAACCATTGATAGGTTGTCTAATTCTAATATCTTTGATTTACAAGTATCAAAGTCTATTTGACCGTCTTTCAAAGTTTTAATTATCTTATCAACAGCATTCTCTACTGAAGTTTCAATATATTGTTTTATTTTTGACATAATGTATTCTCCTTTGTTGTTTTTTTCATAATATCTGTATATAATAACACATTTTTTAGCGTTTGTATAGTGTATAAATTGTCGCACTTAACAGAATTATTGTTTTTGTTTGTTTTTTTCATAATATACACTTATCCTATAGGAAAAACCCTTAAATGTCAAGAAAAAAGAGAGCAAAAATCAAAAAAAATGAAGAAAAAACCAAAGTGTTGCAAAAATACAACACTTTTTTAGGATTTTGCGGTCTGACCCTAGAAATCAGACCGTGCGTCCTGACTTTTTCCGTCTCCATCCAAAGTCATAAGTCTATTATATCATTTTTTAACGTTTTCGTCAAGCACTTATAAATAGTTATTATTAATTTCAAAGGAAAAAACTATGTACGAGTATAAATGCAAAATTGTAAAAATAGTTGACGGTGATACCGTTGATATTGACCTAGATTTGGGTTTTGGCGTTTGGCTAAGAGATGAAAGAGTCCGAATTATGGGCATTGACACTCCTGAAAGTAGAACGTCTGATAAAATAGAAAAAATATTTGGTTTAGCCGCAAAAGATAGATTAAATTCACTATTAGGTGGCGAAGCAATCTTGTTATCACAGGTAACAAAAGGTGGAGAGAATATGAAAGGTAAATTTGGTCGTATTCTTGGTAACTTCAAAACAATAGACGGCAAAAATGTTGCTGATATATTGATGGAAGAAGGACACGCTGTTGCTTACAATGGTGGCGACAAAGATAACGTTCAAATGCAACATTTAGCAAATAGACAGAAACTAATTGATGAAGGAAAGATTCCTACACCAGAAGGTATGACTAAAGTTAAAGGTGCGTTCAATGAATTTAAGGCAACTAAACCACCAGCAAAGAAAAAAAGAAAAAGTAAAAAATAGTAAGATAATATAGGAGGATACTCCAATGAAATATCTTAAAAAAATATTTGATTGGTTTTTTCAAGCATATGAACCTGAAAGACCTAAATTAAAAACTTATAATTACAAAGGTAGAACATACTACCTAAGGAAACGAAAAAAAACAAAATGATTGGTGAATATATTGTTAAGATAGGTAATAAACTTTTTGATTATACAAATGTTGATGATATTCCTAAAAAGTTTGATCATTTAATTAAATTTGTGCCAACAGAACCACCTGAACCACACACTCAGGAAGATCACGACTATATTAACACTTTTCCTAAAAAATTTAAAGAAGTATTTGAGAGGGAACAAAAATAATGCCTGCTGTGACTAGAAAAGGTGACGCTGATGTGACTCATTGTAGTGGTATGGTTAGAAGTGGTGCCTCAACAAATGTATTTGTCAACGGCATAGGTGTTTCAAGACAAGGTGATAGTAATACTACTCATCTTCTTCCACCTAATAGACCACCTTGTCCAGCACACTCGGCTAGTATTAGTTCAGGATCGTCAACTGTTAAGGTTAATGGTAAAGGTTGTGGCAGAGTTGGTGATGGTATATCAGGTTGTACTTCTGTTGCTGCAGGATCAAGTAATGTATTTGCAGGTTGATAATATCATTATAAATAGTAATAGGAGAGATTAAATGGCAAGTTATGACGCAGGTACACTAACAAATCAAAGTAGTAGAAGTGCAAGAATCTATAAAGATTTAAATTTAGATTTTCAACAAAATACTGCTACAAAAGATATTCAAAAAATTACAGATGTTGAGTCTGTAAAGAGAAGTGTGCGAAATCTAATTAACACAAATCATTATGAAAAACCTTTTCGACCACAAGTTGGATCAAACCTAAGAGCAATGTTATTTGAGTTAATTAGTCCTCAAATGAATCATGCAATTAGTAAAGAGATAGACTTGTTAATTAGAAATTACGAACCAAGATGTAGATTAGTAGAAGTGAGTTCTCACCCACAAATAGATAGAAATGCTTATGCAGTCACAATATCTTTTTATGTAGTCAATCATCCTGAACCAGTAATAGTAGAATCATTTTTAGAAAGATTAAGATAATATGGCAACTAAATTAGAAATATCACAATTAGACTTTGACGGAATCAAAGATAATCTAAAAACTTTTTTGTCACAACAAGATGAGTTTACTGATTATGATTTTGAAGGTTCTGGAATGAATGTTTTATTAGATGTTCTTGCCTACAATACACATTATCTAGGATACAATGCTAATATGTTAGCAAATGAAATGTATCTTGACAGCGCTGATCAAAGATCAAGTGTTGTATCTTTAGCAAAACAAGTTGGTTACACTCCTAAAAGTGCCACATCTTCAGCAGCAAGAATTGATGTTGTAGTAAATAATGCTACAGGTTCTTCAGTCACAATGTCAAGAGGAACAAAATTTTCAACTACTGTTGACGGAACAAATTATTCTTTTGTAAATAATGCTGATGTAAGTATTTCACCATCAGATGGTGTTTATAAATTTTCTGATTTAGATATTTACGAGGGTACATATTTAAACTACAAGTACACAGCAAATACTTCTGACAAAGATCAAAGATTTATTATACCAAATGATAATGTAGATACAAATACATTAACTGTTAAAGTCCAAGAATCTTCTTCTGATTCTACAACTAACACATATAAATTAGCAACAGGTATTACAACATTAGATTCTACATCTAAAGTTTATTTTTTACAAGAAGTTGAAAACGGAAGATTTGAAGTTTACTTTGGTGACGGTGTTTTAGGCGAAGCAATCGCTGATGGTAACATTGTTATACTAGATTACATTACTTGTAATTTAGATGAATCAAATGGTGCAACTTCATTTACACTAAACGGAACAGTTGGTGGATTTTCAAATGTTACAATTACAACATTACTTAATGCTGCTAATGGTAGTTCTCCTGAAACAATTAAATCAATTAAGTATAATGCACCAAGAGATTATACAGCACAAGATCGTGCTGTGACAGCAGATGATTACAAAGTTCTTGTTAAGAGTTTATATGCTAATGCTCAATCAGTTCAAGTCTATGGCGGTGAAGAC